TCTCGGAGGCCTCTCATGATTGGCGTACTTGGAGCTTGCTGCGCACCACGAACGACAAGTCAGCTAGGAAGGGATTCCTAGCCTCCACTGTCGGCCGGAGTGTGTGGTGGACAACAAGGCCAAACCAAATTAGTTCGTCTGTGGACTCCACTGTAGAGCGCTGGATGGAGGATCGTCCCTTCGATCGGAGGATGTTGAAAGACATCTCCCGATTTATTGAACAACTCCCCATACCAGAGCTAAAGGAGGATGGTGAACTCCATGATCCAATCCCCACCAATGCGGCATGCCTGTCACACTCCCGTCGTCAGGGAGGAACAGCCGCCGCCCTTGGTGAGCTTTGGACCAAGAAGTTGTGTGACAACATGGAACCCGTGTTCAACAACTGGCAGGAGCCAGGGTACGCGGGGGCAGTCAAAGGTTACATCGGCGACGAGCAGGCGATTTCCATCTTCATGGATTTCGACTTACTCGCCGACATCACCGAAGGCCTTGTCCCCCCCATGCCCCCGGCTCGGTTCTGCCGAGCTGAGTACATGAAGACCACACTGCCACGCCCACTCAGACCTTGCCCCATCGAAGAAAAAGGAGGCAAGATCCGAGTGGCCACCATCCACCCGGCTGAAGAGGTTCAGACGTGTCGGCAACTAACCCATACATGGCTCAAGGCCCTGAATAGGCTAGTCACGACACGGGACATGCTCCAAGGAAGGCAGGTACGCATCTGGGCCTGCGGAGAAAAGCCGCAACTATTCTCTGCAGACCTCAAGGCTGCGACCGACTACATCCCTCATGAGGTGGCCCGGCACACGGCAGTAGAACTCTGCCGTAAGCTGGGCCGACCTCAGGATGTGCCTATCGTGGAGCAGGTCTTTTCCCCAAAAGCAGTCAACATCCCAGGCAAATACCCCCCTCGGAGAACCAAAGGGGGCATTCACATGGGACTTGGCTGTTCGTGGGTTATCCTGAGCCTCCTCAACTCTTTTGCAGCTTGGCACGCGGGTGCACGACGGACGTCATACGCGGTCTGTGGAGATGACCTAATAGGCTTTTGGTCGAAGCCCATCAGGGATCGCTACAGCGCCAACCTAGAGGCCCTCGGGATGGTTGTCAACCATTCCAAGAGCTTCACCGGGAGGCGAGGCGTATTCTGTGAAAGGATTGTCGAACAGCGAG